ACGACGATTGCTGCGGACACGATTGTTGGTAATGCGGCGATTGATCCGGCGCCGATGGGTTATCAGCGGGTGCCTAAGCCTGGTTGTTGCGCGTTCTGCGGGATGCTGGCGAGCCGTGGCGCCTCTGAGACTACGAGCTATTCGTCGAAGGAAGCGGCGTTGCGTGTTGTTGGTCGCGGTGTCCCGGTTGAGAAGACCCAGGGTAAGCGCGGCGGGCAGGGCAAGGGCATCGGTCCGCGTGGTTCGCAGAAGCTTGGCGAGAAGTTCCATGATCACTGTAAGTGCCGTGCCGTTCCTGTGAACAAGGGTAATTACGTCGAGATGCAGGCGGACGCGGAGAAGTACTACGACTCGTACGCCGCCGCGCGCGAGAAGGTTTCCGGTGTTCGCAAGGCTGACGGCTATCAGGGCTTCGGCGATCAGGCGACATCGCAAAAGATGATCCTCGCCGACATGCGCCAGTCGCTCAGCGTCTCATAAAACTTCCACGGTTCTCCCGTGAAGCGGTTACGCACGCCGTAAGTGTGGCCTATCAAAACAGCCGACAGGCTCTAAACGGATGGAATCACCTATGTCTGATGACATTACCGCTGACGCGGGAGAACACACCGACCAGACCGCCGAGAACCAGTTCAAGGCCCCTGCATCGCAGGAGGAATTGGACCGAATCATTCAGGCGCGGCTTGATCGGGAGCGCAAGAAGCTTCCGAGCGACTACGACGAACTTAAGGCGAAAGCCCAGAAGTACGCCGAGTGGGAAGAAGCGAACAAGACCGAGGCGCAGAAGACTGCCGACCGGCTCGCAGCTATTGAGCGTGAAAACGCCGAGCTGAAGTCCGGCAAGCTCCGCGCCGAGGTTGCCGCCGCTAAGGGTGTCCCTGCTTCGCTGCTGACGGGCAGCACGCAGGAGGAACTCGAAGCCGCGGCGGACGCGCTTATTGCTTTCCGGGGCGAGCAGAAACCTGCCGGCCCGTCGTCATCCGCTCTGTCGCGGGTGAACACAACCAGTCCTGCCGAGCCTGATGCGCAGTTTGTGCGCCAGTTGTTCGGCAATTAGCTAGGAGCTCACTTTGGCTGTTCTCTCTACCTCCACCCTGGCACTGCCAGACCACATGACCTCTGGCCTTCTGGAGAAGGCGCAGTACGGTTCTGTCATTTCCCAGCTGTCCGGTTCAACCCCGATGCAGTTCGGCAACACCACGTCGATGACGTTCTCGAACCCGAAGGCCGAGTTCGTCGGTGAAGGTGCGCAGAAGTCCAGCGACTCTGTGACCCCTTCCACTGTGACGATCAAGCCTTACAAGGCTCAGGTCACGATGCGGTTCAACGAGGAAGTCCAGTGGGCTGACGAGGCTTACCAGCTCGGCGTCCTTCAGCAGCTCGCGGATAAGACCGGCCCGGCGCTGGCCCGCGCCCTTGACCTCGGCATCATCCACGGCCTGAACCCGCTGTCGGGTACTGCTTTCGCGCCGATCACCAAGTACCTCAGCCAGACCACGAACGCGGTTGAGATTGCTTCCGGCGATGACCGTATCGCCAACCTCGACGCTGCCGAGAACCTGGTCAGCGGCATCCCAAACGGTGTTGCCATCGACCCGACCTGGGGCAAGGGCTTCCGGACCCTGCGTGACGCCAATGGCCGCCGCATCTTCCCGGACTTCACCCTCACCCCCGGCGTCACGGACCTTGACGGCTACCGCGCCGCCGTGTCTGACACCGTTTCCGCCTCGCAGGAAGCCGCTACGCCGACGAACCTGAAGGCTCTGGTTGGTGACTACTCGCAGATCGTGTGGGGCGTTCAGAAGCAGATCGGCGTCGAGAAGATCCTGTTCGGCGACCCGGATGGCCAGGGCGACCTGAAGCGCAACAACCAGATCGCCCTCCGCGCTGAAATCGTGTACGGCTGGGTTATCGGCGACCTGTCTTCCTTCGCGAAGATCGTTGACGCGGTAGCCTAATGCCTCGTCTTCGCAATGTCGCCTCTGGCGTTGTTGTGTCGGTTTCTGATGAGACTGCCGCGCGGCTGGGTGCTGATTATGTTCCGGTGGAGCATGAGACGCGCCCAGCCGTTGCGGTTGAGTCTGAGAAGCCGGCTAAGCCTGCCGCGCGCCGTACTCGTAAACCCCGTAGTTAGTAGGAGGCGTCATGGCTAATTGGACTTCTGCCGCGGAAGTGGTGGCCGCTTGGATTGGCGATGACGCGCCTGCTGATTCGGCGAAGGTTGATTTGTGGGTTGGGCGTGCTGAGCGCCTGTTGCGCGCGAAGGTGCCGACTCTTGCCGCCCGTGTGGTTGCGGATCCTGCCGAGCCGGATTTGGTGGATAACGTCAAGGACGTTGTCACGAGCATGGTTCAGCGGGTTTTCCGCAACCCTGAGGGCGTGCGTACCAGGCAGGAGACTACGGGGCCGTTTAGCGGTTCGGTGACTCTTGGCGGGGATCAGCCTGGCGAGCTTTGGGTTACCGATGACGAGTTGGCCCGAATTTCCCCTGCCGGTACTAATCGGGGCGCGTTCACGATTGACACGATCCCGATCACGTCACCTATTTCGCCGTACTATGTGGCACCCGCTGGTGCGTGGTTCCTGTGAGTGAGTCTGTTGAGCATGTCCCTTATGTGGGGCTTGCTGAGGACGCTTACGGCAATGAGACGGAGAGTTTCGGCGCCCCGGTGACGTTATACGGGTTCGGGTTCGATCCGGGATCCAGTAGCGAACCGCGTCAGCCTGGTATGGATCGCGTCATTGTTGAGCCGACCCTTTACGGGCCATTCTCGATGCCTTTTCAACCCAAGGACCGTGTTCTTGTTCGCGGGCTCTTGTATGAGGTTGAGGGCATGGTTCGTCAGTGGCGGAACATGTTCAGCAACCGTGAGGCTGGCGGCGTTGTGAGTCTCCGTAGAGTCGATGGCTAAGCCTAAATTCGAATGGAACCTCAAAGGGTTCGAGGAGATACGCCGCAACGAGGCCGCGCAGGACAGGATCCAAGAGGAGATTGACAGGATCCTCGATGCGGTCGGAGGGTATGGCTACGACGGCGAGGTTTCACAGGGCGTGGGCCGCGGAACTCTCGGGCGCGCGATTGGCAGGGTTTGGACGACGAATTTTGACGCCATACTCGACAACTCGCGCAACCACACTTTGCTCCGCGCACTTGCTGGCGACGCGATGGTGCTCTACACGAACAAGGCTGGCAAGACGAGCCTTGTGACTCAGAAGCAGTCCGACAACTACAACTCAAAGAAGAAGGGGTGACGTGTGGCTGAAATCCTAGTCTCCCCTGACGCTGAAGGTGCCGCGGTTACGTTCCTGCGCGCCGGACTCGGCTCCTTGGCTGACAAGGTCGCAACGAAGGTTCCCGCGACGATGCCTAACCGCATGGTCCGGGTGTCACTCACGGGCGGCACAAGGCTGAACGTTGCGGCTGATACGTCGCAGCTCACGGTTGAGTGTTGGGCCGGTGACGAGCCGACCGCTTCTAACCTGGCACGCACCGCACAGGCGCTCATGTTCTCTGCTGCGTGGACTACTGCCGGCGGGGTCTTTGTTCGCCGGGTTGATTCGGTCGGCGGGGTGCAGTTCTTCCCGGACCCGGACACTAGCAAGCCGCGTTATCAGTTCACCGTTCGTTGGCACGTCAGACCAGCAGCTATCTAACTTCCTTTGCCCTCCTTTGTGGGGGCTTTTCTTATGCCCTTATTTGGAGGAAAAACAATGGCCAATACGGCTTCTAACGTGGTTGCTGGCGTTCCGCTGGCGACTGGCGGCATCCTGATCGGCGCACTGAGCGCCGCGGCGCCGACGACCGCATCTGACACCCTGACTGGGTTCAACGCCGCGGGTTACATCGGTGAGGATGGCGTCACCGAAACTAACGAGCGTTCCACTGACCGGATCCGGGCGTGGGGCGGTGACACTGTGAAGGTTGTTCAGACCGAGCACAACGTCACTTACCAGTTCACGTTCCTGGAAACCCTGAACGCTGATGTGTTGAAGGCTGTTTACGGCGAGGACAACGTAACCACGACCGCCGCTACCGTGTCCAGTGGCACGCTGCACGAGGTTCAGGTCAACGCTTCGACCCTGCCGCACAAGTCTTACGTGTTCGAGGTCAAGGATGGCGATGCGAAGATCCGCATCTACATCCCGGATGGCCAGATCACTGAGGTTGGCGACATCACCTATTCGGACTCTGAGGTTATCGGGTACGAGGTCACGGTTGAGGCGTTCTCTGACGAGCTTGGCAACAAGGCTTACAAGTTCCTGGATGACGGCAAGTTCGCTGCCGCGTAACTAGACCCCTCGGGGCGGGTTGTGGTGACTCCCCGCCCCGAGGTTTTCCAATAGTCACCCACCAGAATCAGTCACCCTATTCTTTGGAGTCACCTAATGGTTTACGAAGTTCCTGCCGCCAAGCGGTCGT